CCTAAGCAAATTGTATGTTTGCCTAAGCAAACGCAAAATCATGGTGAAAACGGCATAAAAATCGCACAAAAAAATACCGTTTTGCCTAAGCAAAAGTTTATAAGTATCTATAAATCAATGCTTGGAAAATCGTGTTTTGCCTAAGCAAAATTGTTTCTGGATACTTTTGCCTAAACAAAACAACACTTTTGTTGATTATCAATACTTTACACATTTTTGCCTAAGCAAAACCATTTTGCCTAAGCAAAATTATAGAATACACTGGAAATCAGTTGTTTAATTCTTCCAATTTGCCTAAGCAAATTTTGTCCAATTTTATTTTGCCTAAGCAAATGTTTGTAAGTATCTAATATACAGAAGCCTAATTTTTGCGTTTTGCCTAAGCAAAAGTTATATGGGGGTATATACTATATTATATAATAAAGATCTATAAGTAAGAATAGATAGTATATGAAATAGGGGGTATGGGGGAAAGAACAAAAAGCGTGAGGCAATTACCCCACGCTCTTTTTATATTCTGGATTTTAGTATTTCATAAGTTGTGCGATCCAGTTTGATGAAATCCGTACCGCTTAACTTTGCATCAAGAATCAAATCCAGTAGTTTCATTTCTTCCCTCGAATTGTCGTATATCATCAAAGAGTTCGCTTCCGATATGGGTAGGAAAACATATTCAGCTTTCAGCATCGCATTTTTCCCTTTCTTCTGATTCATCTTCTTTTCCCACTGTCGGTATGGTTTTACTCTTTGATTCTTGCGTTTACCCGGTTTATTTGAATTAGAAATAACTATAGGAGGTACATTCTCTTCTTTAGGTCTATACACTGCTACTGCTAATGCAATAGCAAGAACTATGAGAAAAATTATCAGAAGAATTTCAATGTAACTTATCATCTTCAAACATTTTACCGAATCCAGTAAGTAACCATTTTGCGCTAACTCCGTATTCCCTTACCATAGGTTGAAGCCACGACAACTGAAACCATCCACGATCAAGATCTTTGCGTTGCGCAATGAAATTCCGTCTGTCTATGTTATTCAGTCGGCAATATGTATTAACGCCACGAATCTTCTTCATGGCGATTATTGCATCCAGTGCAGTATAAAAACGCTCCATTATTTGTTTGCTCACAGCCGTATTCATAGAATGTTATACTTCAAATAATCAATATCGGCTTTCAGGTGCTCCAGAAGTTCCGTACCAGTGTTTTCTATCCTTGCCTTGATTATCGCATTGCTAATGGATTCTTGCACTTCCAGAATTGCATCTACATTAACCGTGTTCCCATTCACATAATCGGTGAAGCTCTGTTTGTACAGGTCTATCACCATTCTACTAAGATTTTCCATATCAATAACTATTTAACAGACATACAAAGCAAAACCTTGTACACTCCGTAAATATCTTCCAAAGCGACCTCGAAAGGTGCAAAGATAGGATCTGTATTTATAGATACGCACTTTACATATCCCTCTTTGTCTGACGGTACGAGTATTTTTATCACTGTACCGTTACAGGTGTCAAGTACATATACTTTCCCCCATTCAATAAATGCCCTTTCATTTATCTTCTTGATGAAGATCCGGCTACCGTTTGGGTATTCTGGCGACATACTATCACCTGAAACAGTCATAGCGAAGTCCACGCCACGGATGGGTGAAACAACCTTTTCACAGTCACTTTCCTTGACCGACACAACAAAGTCATTCAGGCTACCACCTTGTGCCGTCACTGGCAGAAGCAAGACCCATGTTGCAGTGTTTTCCTCTTCCGTTGCGCCTTTCTGCTCTTCCATCGGAGTGTTTAGAGTAACCTCACTATCTCCGTTCTCGCCATTCAGCATTGATCCGTGTCCGCTTCTTAACCAGTCTATGTTTAATTCAGGGTAAGCCTTTGCTATCTTTTCAAGAGACTTTGCATTGATATTAAACCCAACCTTGTTTACGAATCCACGACCCAATCCTGCTGTATTCTCAAACTTTAATTGTCCGTACCCTTTGTATTCAAGGAACTTTGTAAGTCTATCTTTAATTTCGCTCATACTGATTTCTTTTCAGAGTTAAATTAATTATGTAATACACTGAATTTCAGACCATCCAAATCAATTCGGGAAAATATGTGATTTTTTATCCGTAAAATGTTTTGTTGTCTGAAAAATCCTCCGTATATTTGCGGTGTGAATTACTACTTCACGGCACAAATATAACGAATTTGTGTTTGTGGAACACTATGTACTATAACAAAATTACAGAAATGGAGAAAACAAAATTCAGGCAGTATTATGATGCACTACCCCCGAAAACGGAGGTAGCACCAAAAACAGCTTTCGTGCGAAGAATAGCGGAGCTGTGTATGGTATCGGAAAAAACGGTGCGTTGTTGGCTGGCTGGCGCACAGAAGCCCAATGCACTATGTGTATCTATTATCGCTAAGGAAATCGGAATACCTGAAAGCGAACTATTCGACTAACAATCAAAAATGCAACACTGATTATGAAGTTTGAAACATTAATCAATTTGGTAGGATCGGCAATCTTCGGACTGCTCGCAATCACAGCCCTAATCGGGGCGATCTTCTTTGGCGCGTGGTGGCATTTCGTCACATTCGGTATGTGCGCTCTTATGGCTTATGTGCTATACACTGATGATGAGTACGGCACTGAAAGCGTGTCTACATTCTTCAAACGGAAAAATAGCAAGTGATGAAATCATCTGATGAGATATGGAAAGATGTACCCGGTTATGAGGGAAAATATCAAGTTTCCTCTTGTGGTAGAGTTAAGGGCATAGATTATTATGTCCGTGAAAAATCTGGAAAGGAGCGTTTGCACACTGGCAGAATGCTAAAGACTTTTATAGTGAATGGCGGTTATCATTGCTTGAAACTGCAAGTACAGAACAAGCGAAAATCTTTTTTAGTTCATAGGCTTGTCGCTATGGCATTTATACCAAATCCTAATGGGTACGACACTGTAAATCATAAGGATGAA